TCGACGTCGGAAATCGCGGCGTTGCCGCGCCTTCCAGCGTCAGACTTCACTGTACCTTGTGAAGTCGGTCGCTTCTTGGCAGGCGATTTTCGGTAAGGTTATTGATCTTCCTTCTTTTGAAGGGGTTCATACCTGCTCGGATTTCGCCCGGCTTGTCAAAAGTTTCCTCGGTCGTGATGTCTCTGACATCCCGAGGGAGCAACTGTCCTTCCAGTCTATAAAGAAGGGCCTGCCGGCCTCCTGCGTGTGCATGGAGAATGGCTTGCTTGACAAGTTGGTACGGGTTATTGGCTCGCCTCCATCGGAGTTGCCGAAAGGTTATCTCGATTTCGTGCGTCGTCAGACCGCCGATCTTTTTAAGAAAGGTTGGGACGCGTCGTACGAATCGTTTTGCCTTACGACAACGCCTCCTCTCTCTTCGGTGGCCGTGTTTGACTCAGACTGTCCGTCTGCGGGATCTAGGTCCTCTGGCGGTTGTCTAGGTCAGTGCGGCTCCGAGCAGGACGCGTTTCTTGACGCGGTCCTTCATGGAGAAGGGGATCTGGGCTCTGTGAAAGGGAAGCTTCTCGTCGTTCAGTCTGCCGGTAAGCCTAGGCCTTTGTCGAAGTTTTGTGCTTCTACTTTGGCCTTGAGGCCTCTTCATAAGACTCTCTATGGGTCTTTGAAGAAGTTTCGTTGGCTTTTAACCGGTGATCCGACGGCGGAAAAGCTCCGAAGAGCAGGGTTCCGATTCGGTGGGGGTGATCTCGTCTCCGGGGATTATGCCTCGGCCACTGATGGTCTTTCGATCGAAGTGGCTCAGGCTATCCTTGAGACGGCGTTTTCGTCGTCGATCATGGTCCCTGAGAACGTTAAGCGGTTTGCTTTATCAGCACTTCGCCCCGTTCTCGGTTGGGACCTCGACGAGGTGACCGTCTCGACCGGTCAAATGATGGGATCGTATCTTTCATTTCCGCTTCTTTGCCTTCAGAACTACCTGGCTTTCAGGTGGTCCTTGAGAGGCACGAAAGAAGCGTGGAAGGTTCCGGTCCTGATCAATGGTGACGACATTCTGTTTCAGAAGAGCGGCCACTTTGACAAGTGGTGCGCGTCTATTCAGTCTGTCGGCTTGACGGTCGAGAGGACGAAGACGTCGGTTGAAAACGACTGGGGAACTATTAATTCCACTCTTTTGGAGTGGGATCAAGAATCCCTCAGACCTTCTTGGTCGGCTCGATTTGGTATGTTCCGTGCTGCGGATCATCCAGGCTCGTTAGGGAAGTCTTTTCTTTCCTTCCTTTCGGGTTTAACCGAACCTTCCTTAAGGTTTTCGGCAGGCCGCGAGTGGTTCCGGTGGCACCTTGGAGAACTCCGTTCTTCAGGTGTC